ACATCTAACATCCTCCGGGGAAGAGAGCGAGGCCTGCCAGTACCGGAAAGAGGACGGAAGCTGCTGGGTGCCATACACAAAGGGGGATGCCAACCTGGACGAAGCCATCGAAAAGTACCTGAAAATCAAGGAGGAGGCCAACATGAAAGAGAAATGCCCTATTTGTGATTACGATATTGAGCACTGCCAATGCTGTTTCGGCGGGTCTGCTCATCCAGATAGGAGTAAGAGGGAAGCCGTGGTAAGAGACCATCTGTATCTTTTCTCTGATGAGCAAGTACAGCACATTATTGAGCTTGAAAGATATTGGAGAATAAGTTATTTGGATGAAGAAAAAGAGAAAATCCGGGAGGAATTGGAGCGGAAGTACAACCCAGTTCTGATGCCTGCGCCGGTGGAGGAGGCCAACATGGACAAGCCGAGAATTTGCGAGGTGCTGGGGGTTGAGGTAGACGAAGAATTTACATACGATTTCGGCGCAAATCAGGTAAATAGAGGCACCTTCAAAATTGGGGCAGACGGAAAGCGATATTATAAGACGGGAGATTTGTGGAGCCCTTGCTACAATGAGGATGATTTGGCTGTAATTATCAACCACCCCGACCGCATCATCCGCAAGCCCCGTTTCACCCAGCAGGAGGTGGAATCAGCAAAGATAATTAGCGTGCTGTTTCCCGAAGCAACACACATTGAGCGGTTGCGAGGCAGTAAAGTTTTAGGCATAACTGGAGCCAAAGATGGGTGGATTGCAGATATTGAAAGCTCACTATTCCCGGAAATCAAGTCAGGTCAGTCCGTCACCCTTGACGAGATCATCGGAGGTGCCTAATGACCAGAGAAATCCTTTTCAAAGCCAAGCGGCTCAGTGATGGCGAGTGGGTGAAAGGGAGCTTGATTTCGTTTGCAGATGGAGGGCGAGCGATTTTACCATCTGAGAGTGCTGTGCTTTACAAGAAGGGCGCGTCTCTTTTTTCTACCGTAAATTGTCTTGAGGTTGACCCCTCCACGGTCTGCGAGTACACCGGCCTGACCGACAAGAACGGGAAGAAAGTGTTTGTTGGGGACATTGTAAAATGCAGCCGTGGTTGCCGCCATGAGGTGGTATGGGTTCATGAACACGGCGGAACCTTTATCGGAGGAATGCCAGCAATCTGTCTATCTGACTTGATGCCAGGATACGCATGGACGGGGGAGGAAGAAATTATAGGCAACATCCACGACGGGGAGGGCGGACAGCATGAGTGAGTGGGAAGAACTGCCCTATACAGATTGGCTTGAAGAGACAGTCAAAACAATCTTTGAGCAAAATCCAGATAAAATCTCGGTATGCGCCAGGCTTAAGGACGACTGTACCCTGACAGCATACTATCAATGTGACGCAGAAGATAAAGCTGTTTTCGCTCACCATATAACTGCGGACGCGATGCTTGATATTGTACTGAACAATATCGGCACAGTAAAGGAGGCGCTAAATGATTTTGAGCCAGAAGAACCGAAGGAGGGATAGCCCGTGAACGAGTTCCCGGAGAGGCTGAGGAAACTACGGGACAGGAAGCATATAAAGCGATATGTTCTATCAGAAAGATGTGGCTTGCACTCTGACGCAATCAGAAGGTACGAAAGAGGGGAAGCAAAACCAGACTACGACTCACTGATTGCCATTGCGGACGAGCTTGACACGAGTCTTGACTATTTGACTGGCAGGGACGGATATATAAAATTTTGAAAATTCCCCTTTAAAGGGGAAAAATAGAGAAATATTACTTTAGAATGGGAGTGTGGGAGCGTGTGCCCCCGCGCTCCCACTCTTTTTCCGCCCCCTTTTTCCCCCTCTTCCTTCCCCCCTATAACCCCCTATCTATTATCCCCTATAATCCCCCAGAAAAGAAAGAAAAAGAGAGAGCGCGCTCTGTCGGTGGCGGTGGGGGGCATTTGTAGACTCTACTTAGGCGAGAGGTGGTGAGTGTGGCATTAACGCCAAAGCAGGAAAGATTTGTGCAGGAGTACCTTGTGGATTTGAATGCCGCACAGGCTGCTCTTCGGGCAGGGTATAAAAACCCTGAAATTGGGCGGCAGCTAATTACGAAAAATAACGTTTCTTCCGCAATTCAGGAAGCAAAGAGAGCTAGAAGTGAACGGACAGAGATTACACAGGACTATGTGCTTGCCAAGCTGAAGGAAATCACAGATAAACCGGCCTCGGATGCGAATGACAGCGATCTGAAGTATTCCAGCAAGATAAAAGCGCTTGAATTGCTGGGAAAGCATGTGGGAGCGTTTGATGGAAAGGCAAACGGCGATGGAGATATGGAGGTCAAGGTGGTCATAGATGTCTGAGATTCGTTTATCGTCCGTCCTTGGACCTGCATTCCACCTACTGGCTCGTGACGTATTCCAACACGGACACACACACTATGATTTGTCTGGTGGCCGAGGCTCGCTTAAATCTTCCTGCGTCTCCCTGCTGGTGCCGCTTATCTTGCTGACCAATTCAAACACCCACGCCTTGGTACTTCGCAAAGTGGCGAACACCATCCGGGACAGCGTGTATGCACAATATCTATGGGCAATCGGAGAATTGGGTATGGCGGCGTACTGGGACGCTAAGGTACAGCCCATGGAGCTGATTTACAAGCCGACTGGGCAGAAAATCATGTTCCGGGGCGCTGATGACCCCATGAAAATAAAGTCCATCAAGGTTCCGTTCGGATATATCGCTGTAACACACTTTGAAGAAAAAGATCAGTTTTCCGGTCGAGCGGAGATTCGAACCATTTTACAATCTACCATGCGCGGCGGGTCGAAGTTCTGGAACTTTGAGAGCTACAATCCACCCATCAGCCGGGACAACTGGGCCAACAAAGACAGCTTGGAAGAAAGAGCGGACAGGCTGTGCCATAAGAGCACATACTTGGAGGCCCCGCCGGAGTGGTTGGGGGCACAGTTCCTGGCAGAAGCTGAACACTTGAAGACCACGGACGAGAGGGCCTATCGCCATGAATACTTGGGCGAAGCTGTCGGCACTGGCGGGAATGTATTTGAAAATCTGGAGCTGCGGGAAATCACAGATGAAGAGACGTCTCGTTTTGACCGCATCTATCAGGGTGTGGATTGGGGCTGGTTCCCTGACCCATTTGCCTTTATCCGCCTCCACTATGATCGAGCCAGGGAGACAATATACCTAATGGACGAGATATACCAAAATAAGCTGACCAACGAGGCGAGCGCGAAGTTGATTCTTTCCAAGGGATACAAGGATGCTTACATTACCTGTGACAGCGCAGAGCCTAAATCATCAGCAGACTATCGGGCGATGGGCCTTCCGGCAAAAGAGGCAATTAAGGGGCCTGGAAGCGTGGAATATGGTATGAAGTGGCTCCAGAGGCGGAAGATTGTCATTGACCGCAGAAGGACTCCAAACGCTTATAACGAGTTTGTGAATTATGAGTATGAGCGAAATAAGGATGGGGAGATCATCAGCGGGTATCCTGACGAGAATAACCACCTTATTGACGCTACAAGGTATGCACTTGAGCGTGTATTCAGAAGAATGGGGGCAACTGCTTGAACATAAACGATAAGCTGAAAGAGCTGGGCTTTGCCACCATCAGCGAAGACTTTTATCGCAAAGTGCAGGAATGGAAAAGCTGGTATATTGGAGATGTGAAGGGCTTCCACCGGTACAAGGTTCGAAACGGAACGAGCATGGTTAAATGCAAGCGCTTCACGCTTAACATGGGCAAGAAGATCCCGGAAGATTGGGCAAACCTCCTGATGAACGAGAAGGTGGAGATCACCCTGGAGGGGCAACGGGAACAGGAATTTATTGACCGCGTGTTCGCAGAAAACAATTTTCTGGTCAAGTCAAACGAGATGCAGGAGAAGGCGTTTGCACTTGGGACGGTGGCGTTTATCCCCCGTGTAGTGGGAATGAAGGCCACGGAAGAAGGACCTGTACCTGGTAGTGCTGACGGCATTGTGATGGATTATGTGACCGTGGAGCATATCTGGCCGCTAGCATGGCAGAACGGAATCATTACGGAGTGCGCCTTTGACAGCATCGTGACCGTCAACGGTGAGGATTATTGTTACCTCCAAATTCACCACAAAGTAGATGGCTTATACGATATTGAGAATCGCATCTATCATTACTGCAATAACAATGTGGATGCAGAACTGGCCTTATCCGATGTCAAGGGATTTGAGTTAGTCCCTCCCGTGGTACATACCGGATCAGATCAGAGGCAGTTTGTTATTGACCGGCCTAATATAGCCAACAATTTTGACGATTCCCCGCTTGGAATTTCTGTCTATGCAAATGCCATCGATGTCCTTAAGGGCGTAGATGTGGCTTATGACAGCTATGTAAATGAGTTTGTCCTTGGGAAAAAGCGCATCATGGTCAAGCCGTCTGCAACCAAAGACCTCGACGGAGAGCCATTTTTTGACCCGGACGACTTGGCTTACTATGTACTCCCGGAGGATGTAAGCGACGGTGCGGTCATCACGCCCATCGACATGACACTCCGTACCCAGGAGCACAACACGGGCATCCAAGACCAACTGAATCTACTGTCCAGCAAGTGTGGCTTTGGAGAAAACCATTACCGCTTCGACCAGGGGAGCATTACCACAGCCACCCAGGTCATTAGTGAAAACAGCACCATGTTTCGTACCATCAAGAAGCATGAAATCATTTTGGAACAGGCCATTACAGAGCTGTGTCATATCATTCTTCGGCTCGGTAATGCAGCCATGAACGCCGGGTTGGACGAAGAAGCTAAAGTGACTATTGATTTTGATGATTCCATCATTGAGGACAAGACCACGGAACGAAATAATGACCGGCAGGACCTTGCGGCAGGCATTATGAACGACTGGGAGTACCGCATGAAGTGGTACAACGAGGACGAGGCCACGGCAAAGAAGATGCTGCCAAAGATGGAAGATTTGACGGACGAGGGAGAGGAGGAAATTGAGTAGTGGGCGGTAGAGGAAGTGCGGGCGGCGTTTTTTTGGGCGAGAAACAATATAGGCGCTTAGAAGATAGCGCCCAGCGAAATGACGCAATTCAAAACGGAATTCGTGCAAGAGCGAGGTACTATGAATATACGGACAGTACCGGGAAAGTTCATCGGGGAGAAACGGGAGCAAATACCCCCGGCGGCACATATCGTGCAGCTTATAATGAGCAAATTGCAGCATATTCTCGGCAAAGCACACAATCTCTTGAAAAAGAGCGCGAAACTCTGAAAAGAACATCGAACGACCAATACCAAAGATTTGCGAGGAGTGCCGCAAGTAAAAGCGCTTCTCAGGTTAGAGGATTTGCGGATGCGGACGCAAAAATCAGAATGATTGACCAAATTCTAAGCCGAAGGCGCAGGAATAGGAAATGACTAACTTTGAAAACCTTGATAAGTTTATGTTTCCCGGCGTTGGTCGCTATGACATCCCGCAAATAGAGCCGGTAACGGCATATCCGCAAGGCGATTTTATACCCATGAATTACGCCAACAGTGCAAAAGGACCAGCGAGCAAGATTGTCCATTGTTTCGTTGACGATTACCAGTTCACCCGCTATTGGAACCGTCCAGATGACTACATAAAGAAGTTATCTCAATTTGCGGCGGTGTGCTCCCCGGACTTCTCAACATACACGGATATGCCGCTTGCAATGCAGATATACAATCACTACCGCAAGCACTGGCTTGCGGCATATTGGCAGTTGCATGGTATCACAGTATATCCGACGATTAGTTGGAGTGATGAAGATAGCTACGAATGGTGCTTTGACGGTGAGCCGGTTGGCGGAGTTGTGTCTGTTTCAAGCGTAGGCACACAACGGAGCAAGGAAAGCAAGCGTCTTTTTCTCCGTGGGTATGAAGAGATGATGAAACGGTTGGAGCCGTCATGGGTCATTTTTTATGGACATGTCCCAGAAGAGTGCGACTGGAATGTAATTCGGGTTGCGCCGCATTATGACGAAATCGTGAAACGGAGGAAAGCGCATGAAATATCCGTTTCAACCGGAAGTTCTTGACGCCTTGCCCGAAGAGCTGGCGGAGCTGTACCGCTCTCTTGAACTGACACTCCTTGAGGAAATATGCTCCCGATTAAAGATGGCCGGGCAGCTGAACGAGGTCACGGTACAGGATATACGGGCACTCCGCTCCCATGGCATTGACCTAAAGGGCATAGAAAAGGCCATCCAGCGCACCGCAAACATCAGCCAGCGGGACTTGCAAAAGCTCTTAGACGACGTGGCGGAGCGGAACCAGCGGTACTACCAGGATGTTATGGACATTGCGGGTGTAACGGCACCGGAAACACTGGTTAGCATCGAGGACACATGGGCTATCTACGAGCAGACCAAACAGACATTCCATAACATGACCGGCTCTATGGGCTTTCTGGTGGACAACGGGCGGACGATGCTTCCCACGGCCAGGGCCTATCAATGGGCGCTGGATAACGCTGAAATGCAGATCACGAGCGGTGCCATCTCTTACAATCAGGCCATCAAAAGCGCCGTCAAACAGCTTGCGGACAGTGGTATCAAGATCGTGGATTATGAGAGCGGACACCGAGACCAAATCGACGTGGCAGCCCGCAGGGCGGTGATGACAGGCGTATCCCAGATCTGTGCCAAGTACACGGAGCAGAGCGCAGAGTATCTGGAAACACCTTATTTTGAAGTGTCCGCCCACATCGGGGCTCGGGACAAGGGTGTTGGCTGGCAAAACCACAAGGCATGGCAGGGCCGTGTGTACTCCGTAAGGACCGGAGACAAGTATCCGAGCATTTATGAGGTGTGCGGGCTTGGCTATGTGGACGGCTTGGAGGGTGCAAACTGCCGTCATATCAGGACTGCCTTTGTGGATTGTGTGATGGAGCGAACATATACCGACGAAGAACTTGCTCACATAGACGATGGGCACGACGTGGATTTTGAGGGAAAGCACTACACAGCTTATGAGGCCACACAGAAACAGCGGCAGGTCGAGCGAACTATCCGCAAGCTGAAGCGAGAACAGACCGCATACAAGGCCGCAGGACTGACGGAGAACTACCAGGCGGTGACTACCCGTATCTGGAGACTGAATCAGGAATACAAGGCGTTCAGCGAGGCGGCGGGGCTACCGTTACAAAGAGAAAGAATGCAGGTTCAATATCCGGAAGAGCTAACCAGCATAAAACAATTTTCCGGTCTGGAATCATATCAAGGGAACATAAAAATTGTCGGTAAATTCTCTTCCAGACAATATCAGGTGCAGCTTGACCCGCCGCAGATTAGCGGCGTGACAGACCACTTTGCAAATAACCTTACGATGAAACCGGATAGATCTGCATTGACGATTGAAGCGTCGCAGAGTATCATAAATAACAGCAGGTTAGTTTTGTATCAGACTGACCGGAATACATTGAAATTCTTGGCAGATAGCGGTTATGTAGTTTTAAGCGTTGACGGGAAGATTGTAACAGCGGTCCCGGAAAAGCTGAGAAAGAAGTATCGGGACTATTTGGAGGGGAAATGATATGGCGAAAAATCACAATGATAAATGCGTTTGCCCTCTTTTTGGGCGAGAAATCCTATATGGAGAGTGCTATGAGGTCCAAGAAGTTCGGGAGGACGAGATGGACATGGAGCTTGCAATAGAGCCGTTTGACGTAGATAAAGCAAATGAAGTCTGCGAGAAGTGCAAGTGGTATGTTATGGAGGACAGCGCGTGATAAAAGAAATTAACGGGAAAACATGGTATTGCTGCCCGTACTGCGGGAAAGCTCTTTTCCCGGTTCGACCGGATACCAAAGTAGAGCACATGCCGTTTCGATGCAAGGCATGTAAGCACGACATGGAAGTAAATATCGCATAGAGCCAAGAGCCTGTGAGCCAAGAGCCATTGAACCGGTTACGAACTGTAACGGTTTGATGGCTCTTTCTATTTTGCCGAGAGGCGTAAAACCGCAGGGCGACGGCCCTGACAATAAACGGAGGTATTTATGAGCGAACCTATCAATAACCCTACCCCGGCCCCTGCGCCGGAGCCCGCTCCTGAGAAAACCTTCACTCAGGCGGAAGTGGATTCCATGATTGGCAAGCGGCTTGCAAAAGCCATGAAGGGAATGCCCAGCGAAGAAGAGCTGACCGCCTACCGCACCTGGAAGGACGGGCAGGCCGGAGAGAAAGAACGCTGGGACAAGCTGACTGGCGAGAGGGATACTCTCTCCGGAAAGCTGACAACCGCAGAAGCGGAGAGAGACCAGTTGAAGCGTGAGTTGTATGTCCTGAAAAAGGGCTTGACCGGCGAGGAGGCGGAGTTCATCGCCTTCAAGGCAGGGAAGATGGTGGACGACAAGACCACCTTTGAGCAGGCCGTGGACGCGCTCACCGCCGACCGCAAGAAGACTTCCTTTGACTGGACTGCTCCAGTGGGCGGAGGGAAGCAAAAAACAGGAGAAAACGATGTAATGAACGCCCTGATCCGGGGCGCACTGAAATGAAAGGAGAACATAAATGGCTGTTGACATTATCGATAGAAGCAAACTTTCTGGGCTTATCCCTGAGCCCGTAACCCGTGAAATTATCCAGGGGGCCGTAACGGAGTCCGCTGTGCTGCGGATGGCCCGGCGGCTGCCCAACATGACCAGCAAGACCCAGACCCTTAATGTGCTGGACGCCCTGCCCACCGCCTACTTTGTGAACGGCGAGGCGACCACCGGCGCGTCCGACTCCAAGGCGTCTCTGAAAAAGACCACCAATATGGCGTGGGACAAGAAGAAAATCTACGCCGAGGAAATTGCGGTTATTGTCCCCATCCCCGAGGCCGTTCTGGACGACAGCGACTACGACATCTGGGGCGAGGTGCGGCCCCGTCTTCAAGAGGCATTCGGAAAGGTCATCGACGCCGCTATTCTGTACGGCACGGACAAGCCGACTTCTTGGCGTGATGGCCTTGTCCCTTCTGCCACTACCGCAAGCGCTGTTGTGACCGCTACCAGCGACATTTTCAAGGACATCATGGGCGAGGGCGGCGTGATTGCCAAAGTGGAGGAGAGCGGCTATATCCCCAACGGCGTAATGGCGGCTATCCAGATGCGCGCCAAGCTGCGCGGCATTGTGGATAAGAACGGTCAGCCCATTTTCAAGACCGATATGCAGGGGGATACCCGCTACGCGCTGGACGGCATGAGCATGTACTTCCCCGTGAACGGTGCTTACGACCCGGAGGAATCCCTAGCTATCGTGGGCGACTGGAGCCAACTGGTCTACGCCATTCGGCAGGATATGACCTTCAAGATTTTCGACAGCGGCGTGGTACAAGATCCCACCACTGGAAATATCCTTTATAACCTGATGCAGAACGACATGGTGGCCCTCCGCGCCGTCATGCGGCTGGGCTGGGAGATTCCCAATCCCATCAACGCCTTCAACGTCGGCAATGAGAACGCCTTCCCTTTTGCTGTTTACGCACCGGCGGGGGGTTAATAGGGTCTGACACTTTAACGCTATTCCCCAGCGGTCAGACCCTATTGGGGAAACAGGTTTCCGAGCTTGTGGGTGATGACCTGAAGGTCTATGCGAACGGCGCTGTAACGGGCACATTTCATTATGTGACCAACTACACCGAGTTCAGCAGCGCCCCGGACGAGCAGAGCGGGTATTATTTCCCATTTCACCTGACAAAGACCGGGACAAAGATGACCTTCAAGAAAAATGGCTCTCCCACAAAGGAAAACATCCTGTTTGACGCGGACATTGTCTTCCAGGTGACCAAGGATGACACCTTCGAGGTGCTTGTTGATGATTCCAGCGTAGCGAAATTTAGTTTCACTGGGGCGACGTTTGAGCCGCAGGCTAAGACGAAAGCCCGTGCGAAGAAGTAAGGAGGCGGCCTGATGGCTTACGCAGATTATGAGTATTACACTGCTGCGTATCTAGGCAAGACTATCCAAAAGGCTGACTTCCCTCGTCTGTCCCTGCGTGCAAGTTATTTCTTGGATTACTACACGCAGGGGCGGGCGGCCTCAAACAGCGAGTTGGATGCACTGAAAATGGCCTGTTGCGCCGTGGCAGAACAGTACCAGAGCATCGACCTTGCCCAGCAAGCGGCCCTGAATGCTCTTAAAAACTCCGCAAATGCTGGAGAGGCCGGAGAGTTGCAAAGCCAGAGTGTGGGTAGCTGGTCCAAAGCTTACCGAAGCGGCGGTGAAAGTGCCCAGCAGGCCACGGCAGTGGCTCAGTCGGCACAAACACATCTTGCATCTGTTGCAGCGCAGTATTTAGCCGGTACGGGCCTTCTATACCGTGGAAGGGGGTGCGGCTATGGACATGTTCCCCCATGTTGTGACGGTCTATAACACCTACGTTGAGACGGACCATTCCACCTTTGAGGAGACCACAGTGAACCACATCACTGTCCTACGGGGAGTCCTCCTGGATGCCTCTAAGGGTTCCAATGTAACCAAGAGCGGGCTGGAAAGCGCGGATGCAGTCAACCTGTACATTCCATTTTCGGTTGAGGCGTTGGACGGTGTGACAGGCATCCAAAGAAGGTATGTCGGGCCAGTCGAGTTCTGGAAAGCAGATGATAAAAGCGACCTATGGACGCTCTCTGTGGCCCGTGATAGTTTTTTCATCAAGGGTGAGGCTATACACCCGGAATGGACGGTAGAGACCATAGAGGCCGACTACGACGGTGTGTACGATATTACTAAAGTCGATGAAAAGGACTTCGGCGGTGAAATGGCTCACTGGGAAGTTGGTGGGGTTTAATGCTGAAATTCAGTTTCCGCGCCGAAGGGCTGGAAGCAATCAGGGACAAGTTGGATGAGGAGTGCACCAAAGCGGAGCATACTGTGGCACTCCAGGTGCGGAAGGACACATCACCATATGTTCCGATGCTTACCGGATCATTGGACAAACGGACGCGGGTAGATGGTTCAGAAGTGATTTACCCAGGCCCATATGCACGCTACTTATATTTTGGAAAACTAATGGTAGACCCGGCTACAGGTAGCAGTTATGCATCAAAGGGCACAACAAAGGTCTTGACTGACAAAAACCTTGTATTTAATACAGCATCACATGCGCAGGCACAATCCCATTGGTTCGAAGCCAGCAAGGCCGAGAATTTGGATAACTGGATTCGGACGGCGGATAAGGCGGTGAAACGTGAACTCTGAGAAAAAAGAGAAACCCCGCATGCTGGCGGCGACAGAAGAAGTGGATAAAATCTCCCGCTCCATGCTGGTGTGGGCCAATACCTTCCCGGAAAAGCCGGTGGACATCATTAAATATGAATTTCTGTCCGCTGACCAGGGAGACGAGACCGGTATGGCATTGTCTACCATCCAGGGGACCTATATCACAAAGCGGTTCATCCTGGGCGGCTATCAGGCGGAGTACCAATTCAAACTAATTTATCGTATTAAGCCTGGGCGCAGCAACGACAAGCGCCTGGAGGCTGACGAGCTACTGGACCACTTCGGTGACTGGGCAAGAAAAAATCTTCCTGATTTGGGAGACGAGATTCGGGCGCTCCGAGTTGAGCCCACCACACAATCCTCTAAATTTGCCGCTTATGAGGACGGTTATGAAGACTACCAGATTTTGATGAAACTGACATATGAAGTTGGCGTTTGAAAGGAGAAAAACAATGCCTGAGTCTGATTTGACTTTTAATACTACGCCGGGCCAGACCGTAGGCCGTGAAATGTTAATTGCTTACCTAAACACTGGAGAGAGCTCTACGCCTACTTGGTCTCCAATCGGTAAGCGTGTAGAGGACAGTTCAGCCGAATACGACTGGCAAACAGAAACCAAAGTTGATATTTTTGGAAATACCTATACCAACGGGAAGAAACCAACCATTACACAAACCTTTGACCCATGTGAGTTGGATGCAGATGACGCAGCACAGGAAAAAATCTGGAACCTTGCTATCAAAGATCAGAACGTGAACGCTTTGATGAATCAAGATATGCTTATTGTCCATCTGTATGCGGGGACGGCCGGAACAGCGGTATTTGCTGAAAGATACTCCTCATGCTCTATTTTGCCGTCCGGGCTCGGTGGTGAAGGCGGTGGCACAATTGGGATGCCAATTGATGTTACATATGGCGGCACCAGAACTGTTGGTACAGCATCGATTAGTTCTGGAACTGTGAAATTCACACCGGGAACCGTGGAGGTTTAACTTATGAAGGAACTGAATTTTGACTCCGGCCTTGTTACATATTCTTTGAATGGCAAGTGCGAGGTGTCGTTCAACCCCACTGACAGCAACTTCGTTGAGCGGCTGTACTCCGCTTTTGAGGATCTGGACAAGAAGCAGGAGAGCTACAAAGCACAGATCGAGAAGATGGTGGACAAGAAGGAAATCTTCGAGTTTGCCAAAGAGCGGGACGCTGAAATGCGCGGCATTATTGACGGCGTGTTCGAGGCCCCTGTGAGCGAGTCTGTCTTCGGCGGCATGAATGTCTATGCCATTGCCAACGGCCTCCCTGTCTGGTGCAACTTGATGATGGCGGTCATGGATGAGATTGATACCACTTTCACCAGAGAGCAGAAGCTTACTAACCCGCGCATCAGCAAGTACACAGCGAAATACCAGAAGTATCAGAAGAAGTAACCAAAGGAGCACGCCATGAGCTATGGACTTCCAAAAAGCGTGGATATAGACGGGCAGGAGTTTGATATCCGCTATGATTATCGGGTTATCCTCGACATTTTCGAGGCCATGAACGACCCCGATTCCAGCGAGGAAGACCGGGCCCTTGACGTGCTCCAAATCTTCTATGTGGATTTTGACGAGCTGACCGACTATGACGCGGCCATGAAAGAGGTTTTTCGATTCATCAACGGCGGCGAGGAGCCACGGAAGCAGAAAGGCCCCCACCTTGTGGACTGGCCTATGGACTTTCCCCGCATCATTGGCCCTATCAACCGTGTGCTGGGCTATGAAGCCCGCGCTGTGGACTACGACATCGAAACCAACACGGGCGGCATCCACTGGTGGACTATCCTCGCGGCCTATGCGGAAATAGGGGACTGCCTCTTTGCCCAGGTCGTCCGCATCCGCGACAAGAAGGCAAAGGGCAAGCCGCTGGACAAGTCTGACAGGGAGTTCTACCGAAAGAACCGTGACATCATCGACATCAAGCAGACTTACAGCGAGGCGGAGAATGACCTCGTCAACCTCTGGACAGGCGCAAAATAAAACCGCCCCAGGAGGGGCGGCTATGATTATCGTATCGTGCATTTTGTCAACTGAACTTGAGCAAGAGGGATTCCATCGCACTCACCAGCGATAGTGATGTAGTCTCCATCCTTTAGCTGTGCAATCAAATCCGTTTGGTCTCCATCCTTCGGGAAGAAGCACTGTATAGGATAAAGGCCATAACCGTCATTTGTTTCGAGCGAAATGCAAGGTGCTTTTGTTAAAACATCCTGCCCGATGTTTTGAATTGTGCCAGTCACAACCAAGATTTTATCCTTATACAGCGCATCGGCATTCACTGCATTCTCCTTATATGCCGCCCACAAGCTGTTGGCTGAGATGGTAATTTCCTCCGGATGGATGTTCTGCGCTAAATTATCGGATGGCTGCGTGGGTGTAGTAGTTGATTGGCTTGGACTATAGCCATCGTTTGACTGACTATCAGAGCGGCCCCCAAAAGTAAGAGATACAGCGGCAATAATAGCAACGACAATCACAGCTGCAAAGGCAACATTTCCCTTAATTTTTCTGCTTCTTTTTTCTGGGGCGTTCTCACTATCGAAAACAGCGGTTTCTGGTGTATTTGTTGCGTATTCACTCTCAACTACGAGGTGTGATCCAGATATTGCTGTGTTTACAACTTTTGCAGTGTCATCCGGCGATACGAGGATTGAAATTGAGCAGTCGATTTTACGCCCCTTTTGGAACGAAAGCGTATGGGGTCCATCTTGAGCGTATGCAGAAACGGTTGTGCCGTTTCTTAAAATCCCAACCACTTTGTCATCCAAAAGTACCGTGAAGTCGACAGCACATCCCCACGGCGATTTTTCTCTTGTAATAATGATTTCTTTGTACCCTTCCAATGTAAATCTCTCCCCTCAAGGTGGTGTTTAATGTGGCCGCTGACGGCTCCATCGTCATTGAAACCAATATTGACAATAAGAAAGCACAAAAAGAGCTGAATCAGCTTGCTAAGAAAATCCAATCGCTTGAAGATCAACTTACGTCCAAAAAGCAGGGGAGGTTTCCTTTAGTAGAAAACCTCAACGTTGTAAATGCGGAGTTGGAGGAGGCCAGGAAGCAGTTATCCATGCTCCAGGACGAACAGAATGCTATCAATGCCGCCATGAAAGCTGGTTCGTCCGCTGATGACTATATGCGTGCCTATTCTGATAGGCCTATGGTCGATTCCCAATTGAAAAAGCAACAAGAAAAGGTTGACGCAATTGAGAAAGAGTGGAGGCAGGCTGAAAAAGCGCTTTCAGATTATGATTCCAAAATTTCTGGCTTAGAAGGAAAGTTGAACCTGGCAAAAGAGGAAGCCGGAGGGCTCCAGCAGAACATGGCAAAGTCCGGCCCTGCCGCCGCCAAAATGGCAAAATCAGTAGATAGAGCGCAAAAGAGCGCAAGCAAGTTTTCTTCTCGTATGCGTGAAGTTATCAGAAGCGCGCTTGTATTCACGGTCATTACACAAGCTCTTGCGAAGTTCCGTGAATGGATGGGGAAAGTCATTAAAACAAATGACGAGGCTAGAGCGTCTATTGCACGCCTAAAAGGGGCTCTCCTGACGCTCGCTCAACCGATGATTGAGGTCATTATACCAGCATTTACAAATTTTGTCGATATGTTGGCCCGTATAATTTCAATGGCCGCCCGGATTACTGCTGCGCTGTTTGGTACAACAGCAGAGAAAGCTGCGGACTCCGCTGAAAATCTGTATGAGGAAACAGAAGCACTTGAAAAAACGGGTGAGGCGGCTGAGGAGGCCGGGAAATCGCTCGCTTCTTTTGATGAAATCAACCAGCTTTCGGGGAGCAGAAATAAAAGTGAATCTTCTAATCAAGATATTGGGCCAGACTTTTCTGCCTTTCAAGAAGGTATGAATAGCGGATGGCTCCAAGAAATGATGGCGAGTGTATCTGCTTGGGTTCCAATTGCATTAATGCTAGGTGGTATTGCACTTGTAGCTATAGGAGCATCTATAGGGAGTTTAGTGCTGGTTCTTTCTGGTTTACTTTTACTTGGAGCTGGCATTGATTTCTCCGGAGAAAATGAACAATTACAGTCTTGGGTTGATGCACTTGGTTTAAATAGTGTGCAAGAGTTTGTGTTATTGGCAATTATACTCGGCGGCATCGCCATGGTTGCTATTGGAGCTTCAACTGTAAATATTTTACTTGTTGTGGCTGGACTAGCTTTGATCGGAGTTGCTGTGGCTTATGCATATCAAAGCGGAATGATGCAAGATTGGGCGGAAGCGCTTGGACTTTCTAGAGCAGCCCAGTTTATAACTGCCGCTCTATTGATAGCTGGATTTGCCCTTATTTGTATTGGCGCAGGACTAGGGAATATTCTTATGGTTATATCTGGTATTGCTTTGATTGCAACTGGCGTCTTTGTAGGGAGTGAGAGTGGAGTTTTTGAATCTTGGGCAAAGACGCTGGGACTTGATTCCGCGTTTGACTATGTAACAGCTGCAATGCAAATAGCTGGATTTGCCCTCATCTGTATTGGAGCGGCAATGGGGAATATCTTTATGGTTATCGCTGGAGCAGTTCTTCTAGGAGCAGGGGTGACAGCAGAAGTAATTGGAGAACAGACACTGATGGCATGGTGGGAAAAACTGAAACTTACAACCGTTGTTCAATGGGTATCTGTCGCCATCCTTTTGGTAGGCATCGTAATGGTAGCTATTGCGGCTGCTACTGGAAATCTTATTTTGCTAATTGCTGGTGCAGTGGTGCTCGGCCTTGGAATTGTTGCCGCAATAAATGATGATCATTTGCAGGATTGGGTTGAAACATTAGGCCTTGAAAAAGTAATGGAGTATGTAACGATTGCAATTTTGCTTGTAGGAATCGGGCTTGTTGCAATCGGGCTAATGACTATGAACGTTCTTATGTTTTTAGGTGGATGTGCACTCCTTATTGCTGGATTTGTCGTTGGGAATGAAAGTGGGACGTTTCGTAGTTGGGTAGAAACATTACATCTTGAAGAGGTGGCTGGATGGGTATCTACAGCAATGCTGCTTGCTGGGATTGCATTAGTCGCTATTGGTGCAATGACATTAAACCCTCTATTCATACTGGCCGGGATTGCACTTTTAGGTGGGGGGACAGCGCTTAAGCTTGGAAGTGGCAGTACGAAGGGGAGTTCTTATTCAGCCAGATCAGGCTTAGGCCGAATGTCAGTACCAAGGCTTTCAATTGATGACGTTCCTGCCCTTGCAAAAGGCGCGGTCATACCGCCTAATAAAGAGTTCCTCGCCGTACTGGGAGATCAAAAGAGCGGGACAAATATAGAGGCTCCAACATCTGAGATTGAAGCCGCTGTTGCCCGTGGGATGCAGCGATATGGTGGCGGCGGCTCCAATACAGTTATCTTGGAAATCGACAAGCAGGTGCTTGGTCGCGTATCTTATCAAGCAACTCAGAGCGAAGTTCAGCGTATCGGCGTAAATTTGGTGGAGGGTTAAATGAGCTATATCAAATTGAACGGCATTGAGTTTGACGCAGATGTTGCAATTTCGACTTATAATCGAAGTTTCAATGTACTAGATGGAGATAATGCTGGCCGAGTGCTTTCCGGTCGAATGATACGTGATGTTATTGGAACCTATCTTGGACATAAGATTACAGTGTTTCGCAGAGGAGACAATTACGAAGGGCTGGATACCTTTTGGGACTATCTGTACCAACACTCAGTCGATGATAGCGTTATGTTGGAGGCTGCGGACGGACAGACAACCATCTCCTACGAGGCGTATTATACTAGCGCATCTCAAGACATGGAGAAGGTAGAAGGTAGCGTAAATTATTGGGGAGAAATAGAGGTAAGCTTTGTCCCGATAGACGCACAGGTCAAGCCGTAAAAAGTGAGGATAGGAGATGGCAAACAAAAACAAAATTGTGTATGGCGACAGAGTGTTTGAGGGCAACAAAATTAAAAGCGGAAATCTTCATATTGCAACATCTCTTCTATCTTCCTCTCTGGAAGCCAATACCTTATCAGTCGTAATTGAGACTGAGGACAGAACAATTACAGAGTTTGAAAGAAACGCTCCAATTGTTTATTTTTATGATGACGTTCAGACCGGTGTGTTTTATGTGAAATCCATTGACCGGAATGGACCCAATACATATAAGATATCTGCAACAAGCGCAATTGGGCTTTTATCTGAAAATCAGCATTATGGAGGAATCTACTCTGGAGAGACTGCATCCGAACTTCTTGCTTCCATATGCGGCACAATACCATACGAGATAAAAACAAATTTAGCAGACATAAAATTGTATGGTTGGTTGCCTATCGCTACAGCAAGGGATAACTTGTCACAGGTTCTATTTGCAATTGGCGCAACTATTCGAACTGATCTAAATGGAGTTCTTCGGATTGCGGCCCTTTGGGATGGAATTAGCGGGAACCTTGGTTTAGACCGAATGTATCAGGGCCCGAGCGTCACTAACGCGGCCAAAGTAACCCAAGTAATTGTTACAGAACACCAATATATAAAATCTGGTGAGTCATCTACACTTTTTGAAGGGGCCACAGAAGCAGGCAGTATTATCACATTTGAAGAGCCTGTTTTTAATCTATCCGCATCTGGCTTTACTATTTTAGAGAGTGGAGCCAACTACGCAAAACTATCTTCAGGTTCCGGAAGGCTTACTGGAACAAAGTATACACACAACAAAAGCCAAATCATACGTGATATTGTTTCAGCCAAAGAGCCGAATGTAAAGAAGGTTGAAAATGCTACGTTGGTATCGCTCATAAACTCTGCGGCTGTCGCAGACCGAATGAAAAATTACTATAAGCATGCTCAATCTATCCAAGCACCAGTTGTCTATAAAGGGGAATCAACAGGAAACCGTGTGTTGACGTGGGACCCATATAACAAAGAACCAGTTACGGCCTGCATTGAAATAGAAGATATTAACATTTCAAATACATTAAAGTCAACTTCAAAAATGCTTGTTGGATATAAGCCACCGCAGACGGAGGACGTTGAGATATTAGAAAATCGAATTGTTTTGTCCGGTAGCGGTACATGGCAAATACCTGATCAGGCAGTAAATGTGCGTGTTGTCGTAATCGGAGCTGGTAACGGAGGTCAAGCCGGAATGGACGGAGAACCTGGTGATGATGGTGCATCTGCTAGTGCTTCGAATGGCGGAACTGGCATTGGAGTTTTTGGGAAAGGTGGATCTGGTGGAAATGGGGGGCACGGAGGAGGAGGGGGCAAATTTCTTACAGTAGATCTTGAAATCGGAGATGATAGGACCCTTCAATTCCAGTGTGGGGCTGGAGGAACTGGAGGGATAGCTAATGGGGCAGAAGGATCTATCGGGACAGAAACAACTATTTCGATAGGTGGGATGGTTTATTCAAGTGGTGATGGAGATTCGACAGGTGCCGGATACACAGACATCATAACAAAAGAAACTTATGCAAAAACAGGAGACATCGGAGCCGATGGAGCCAATGGAGGAAACGGAGGGGAATCAACTGCCTATGAACTATTGAAAGGTGACAGTGGAGAAAATTCAGGAGATATACCTGGTGGCGCTGGGGGCAAAGCCGGAAGTTATAGTGGAGGCTCTACACCGCACAGTTGGCGTGAAGTTGATGGGGGATCTTCATCCGCAAGCTTTACAATCGGAGAAACAATTTCTGGATATACAAAGTCGTCTTTTGACACAAAAACTGGAGAGTGGAGGCTAAGCGACTTTAAATCTGCTACCATAAAGGCAACAGGTACAAGCCCTAATTATTTTTGTACACTTGTTGGGTCTGGAAGTTCACAGTATCGTATAGAAGAACTTGTTGGGAATAATTACACAGAAAACCCTAAAAACGTTCCTGGATATCGTTATAAGACAAACAAAAGTCCAAACTATGGAATTGCATGGCAAAAAGGATACGGCGGCGGTGGTGGCGGTGGCTCTTCTTATAATTCTCCTGGAGGGCAAGGAGGGATAAACGACCAAAATCCATCTTCTTACGGATCTGGAGGAAACGGAGCATCAGGCGATTCAAAGTCTATAGCTACGCTATACGGATGCGGAGGAGACGGAGGAAATGGCGGCGGCGGTGGCGGCGGCGGCGGTGGGTCTCGTATTCAGCTTTGGGAAACATACACCAAATACACAACCGCGGATGGTTCTTCTGGTGGACATGGTGGTAAAGGAGGAGCTGGCGGAGACGGAGCGGATGGATGTGTAATTGTTTACTATGGCGCACCTAAAAAAAAGGTATCTGGCCCCGTGAAAGACAGAAATGGCCTCGTTGTTCTGGACAAGCTTGGCCGTCGGCTAATTGTGTGAGGTGAGAAAATGGAACTGACTCTGGAGGAGCGTGTAGCGGCACTTGAGCGGAAATTATTAGCCAGAGAAGCGGCAGAAGAACCAACCGAATACTACACCAGCAAATACAGCGGTGAGGAGATCGATGCCCTCCTGGACAAGGTGGCCGCTATGGATGGGGGCGGGGCATAATGCTCATCATGACGGATTGGTACATCTGCACCCCGCCTAAATTTTGCCTCGGGTTTGAGGGCGACAATGAGGCTGTAGTCCTCGAAATCTCCACAGACCTCACAGACGAGTGGGACTTAAAGGTGGATGTAGAGAAAGACGGTCAAAAGAATATTATCCAGCTCCAGCGCGTCGGGCAAGTATACTCCGCCTTGCTGACGGCCTCCATGCTGGCTGATGACGGCCAGTATTTAATGCAGGTCAGGGGCACCCTCGGGGAACAGGTGCGGCACAGTAATATATTCTATGCAACTGTCCATGACTCTATCAACGCCGTAGACGCTTTCCCGCCTCCTCTACCATCCGAGTTTGAGCAGATGGAGGAGCGTATCACAGAGCTGACCAAGCATCCCCCGAGGCCCGGACAAGACGGGTTTTGGGAGATTTGGAACCCGGACAGTGGACAGTATGAGGCGTCGGATATCCCTTTACCGGAGAGTGGAGGAGGTACATCCTACAACATCGGGCACGGGCTAAAGCTGGACAGAGACACAAGGACGTTATCTGTTGACACAGTAAACGGCTTTGACGAGGGTGATAATACGCTCCCAATTACCGCAGCCGCGGTGCAGGAGACGGTAGGCAACATCGAAATCCTGTTAGGGACAATTTGAAAGGTGGGAAAGCATGAGTGTAGCAACTGAAATCAGCAGAATCCAAACAGCGCGAAACGCTATCAGGTCAAAGGCCGTTGAACTGGGCATTGGCACAGGCACGGACGATCTGACCAAGCTGGCCGCAGAAATTGAGGCAATCGAGAACAGAGGCGCGGTATCTGCCACCGTCCAAGAGGGCGATACATATACCATCCCCAAAGGCTACCACAACGGCAGCGGCACGGTGTCCGGGGTGTCCGGCGGCGGAAACTATAACCTCCAGAGCAAGACCGTCACGCCTACCAAAGCCCAACAGAACGTGACACCCGACCCCGGCTATTATGGCCTGTCTGATGTGACAGTCAGTCCCATCCCCGAAAACTATCAGGATGTATCCGCCGTTACGGCTAAAACCCCCGGCGCAATTAATTGCGAGGGGGGTGCATAAGCCTCCGCCGCTGACGTATTGACTGGCAAGGTGTTTGTAGACAAGGCAGGCAAGACCACCACAGGTACTATGCCAAACAACGGGGCGGCAACTGAAACACTGACCCCGGAAAAACTGTCTTACACCATTCCGAAGGGCTATCACAGCGGAACAGGAAAGGTGCAGATCACCCCGGAGACGAAGAGTGTTACGCCCAACAAGTCTGTCCAAACGGTAGAGCCTACAGACGGCAAGGTACTCACGTCCGTTGAAGTGGCGGCCATCCCGGAGGCTTATGTGGACACCTCTGACGGCACAGCGGTTGCCGGGGATATCCTTAATGGCAAGACAGCTTACGCAAAAGGCGCGAAGGTCACTGGCTCAATGGCAAACAATGGGGCGGTCTCCGGCGAGATTGATGGCTTGACCACAACCTCCTTTGCCGTTCCTGCTGGTTACACCACCGGGGGCTCGGTGAGCCTGACGGGCGACATTGAGGAGGCCCTGGCGGCCATTTGACGGGAGGCGTGGTATGAGTATTCAGGGCGAAATCGACCGGTTGTCCGCCGCTAAGGCAAGTATCGCAGCGTCACTACAGGCTATGGGCATAGAACCACCGGAGGGCACCACACTGGAGCAGTACGCCGCCCAGTTAGCCGCTATCGCCACGGCTGCGCCCTGGCTCTCAATCCCCGGCGGCGGCACGATGCAGATGGGGGAGAGCCTTGGCGAAGGGCCGTACACCATCGAAGTAACCGAAGACGGAGAGGGCGGCGACCTCTCCGCCGAACAGGTGGGCTACAGCAACATGGGTAGCGGCCTGGAGGCTACCCACACGGGTTAGTGACGCTGCTGGCGGGGAAGGGCGGAGGCGAGTATCTGCCTTTGACTGGCGGGACAATGACGGGTCCGCTCACTTTAAGCGGGCTGCCGACCAGCGAAAACCACGCCGCCAACAAGCAGTATGTGGACGAGCACGCGGGGGCAAGGGTTGCCACGGGGAGCTATGTGGGGACGGGGGATTATAACAGTGGAACCGGATGGGGGAGCAGTAACCCGACATCACTGACGTTTGACTTTGCCCCCAAGTTGCTTATTATTGGTTGGCAAGAAACGCTCGATAATGGTTTTTTCTCCAGTAATTTAGGGCAGCGGGTCACCTCTGATAATTACTATTCTATATACACAGGAGCTTTAACGACACAGTTTAAGCAGTATAGAGGCTTTGGTGACCCTTCCGGCAGTTATGCAAAGAAGTCATCAGATGGTAAGACTATAACGTGGTATGCTACTGGTCATGCAAACGCTCAGAGAAACGACAGAAGATGCAAATATTATTACCTTGCCATCGGCTGAAAGGGGGGGCCACCTATGACCATTATCCAAATTGACCCGCGGGAACCCTGCCAGCATCCGATCCAGAGCCAGAGCGGGCGGCGCGCCTGCTGGCTCCCCGGCTACATAGAGGTGCCCGTCCACCTGGAGGCCGCTGTTTGGGCGACCTATGGCTGGTGTGACCTCCAGATTGAGGGGGACAAGCTGGTGGGCATCACCCCCACCGAGCGGCCCCCGGAGCCGGAGCCGGAGCCCCAGCCGCCCGACCTCACGCCGCAGTACGCCGCCGCTATGCGGGCCTATGCGGCCACCAGCGCGGCCATCCCGGACACCTACGCCCTGGACATGCCCGACCTGTTTCCCACGTGGGAAGCGGCGCTGGAGGCCGGAGAGGAATTACCTGCGGGCCGCATCCTCAACGACGGCGGCCCGCCCTACCCGGGGGATAGCCATGTACCGGGTGGTACAGGCGGTAACGCCACAGGCGGAGATGCCACCGCACGACGACGGTATGCTCGCCATCTACCGGCCCATTGACCGTGAGCACGCGGGCACAGAGGACGATCCCATCCCGTGGGTGTACGGCATGGACTGTCATGCGGGCAAGCACTACAGCTACAACGGCAAGGTCTACAAGGTGACGGAGGGCGGGGACATGATTCCCTGCACGTGGGCCCCGGATACCCCGGATATGTGGCAATGGGTGGAGGTGTAGCACATGGCTATCGTTGTAAACGGCAAAAAAGTTGCCGGTGTTGGAATGCCGGGCAAGGACGGCGCACCGGGCAAGGATGGATTGCCCGGCAAGAGCGCCTATCAGGCGGCGGTTGACGGGGGCTACATCGGCAGCGAACAGGAGTTTAACGCGGCGCTGGCCTCCATTGGAGACATCAACGCCGCGCTGGATGCAATCAACGGGGAGGTGGTTTGATGAGTACGACCGCGGACAAGCTGGCCTATCTCAGCGCTACAAAGGACACCCTAAAGGCCAACCTCACGGCCAAGGGCGTGGAGGTACCAGAAGGCACCACATTTCGCAGAATGGCGGAGATGGTGGGGGAGATTCCGGTTGCATCCACACACACAGTAGGTGTGACTGTAACCGATGGGGTCTATAGCATCACCATTGATGGACAAACGCTTTACGAAGGGGGAACCTATGACCTTGAAGCGCAACCGGGTGAATACATTTATTTCGGGATTTCCTCCGATGTCGGATGGGCCGTTTATGGAGCTGAAACCGGGATTGGAATACCGACTGCGAACGGAAGGTCTCCGGCAGCACTGACCAGAGTTCCACCGACAGTGACAGACCTCTATTTTATAATGCCAGACGAAGATGTTTTACTAGAGGGGGGGTGTAGGCGACCATGAGTAAGCTCATTACATACATCCCGCTCTCGTCCGTGGAGCGGATTGAGCTGAGAGTCACCAACTGCCGCAAGACGCTCTCTCAGGTCAAGGCTGAAACAAAGGCCCATTACGTGCTCAATGGCGGCATGTGGAACCCAGACGGCTCGGCCTGCCCGCTGCTCAAGGTGGGCGGGGTAATGCGCTCCGGCACGCCCTGGAGAGCGATGGGCTACGCCAGGCCCAGCC